ATAGCTACCATCCTAGATCCTGACGATATTCTTGCAGTATAAGGAGAAAAAATGGCTGAAGAAAATGCAAAGGTTGTAGAAGAAACAGAAGTAGAAGAAGGAGAGATTGTTGAAATAGAACCTGTTGAAGAAGCGAAAGCACAAACAAAGATACCTATGGAGTCTGACGATAAAGAAGCAGACGAACAAATAGAAGACGTATCTGATACACCAGAAGCAAAAAAAGAAGAAGAATTAGAAGATTATTCTAAGAGCGTACAAAAAAGAATTAATACGCTGACTAGAAAACTAAGAGAAGCTGAAAGAGGCCAGGAATCTGCATACGAGTATGCTAAGAGAACTGCTGCCGAGAATGAACAGCTTAGAACAAGAAGTTCTAATCTTGATAGATCTTATTTGATGGAAGCTGAAAATAGGCTCAAATCACAAAAACAACAAGCTATGACTGCTTTGAAATCTGCTCATGAAAATCAAGATTATGAAAAGGTTGCAAAAGCACAAGATGTTTTAGCTAAGATTGCTGTAGAAGAAAATAAAATTGTTTCTTCAAAAACTGCAATAGAACAACAAGTTCAACAACCAACAAACATACAGCAAAACTATCAACAGCCTGCACCACAATACCAGGCTCCACCACAGCTAGATGAAAAACAAGAAGCATGGGTAGAGAATAATAAATGGTTTGGTGAAGATGAAATTATGACGTTGGCTGCTTTTACCATAGATCAAAAACTTGTTGCAGAAGGATACGATCCTAAATCAGATGAATATTACTCAGAAGTAGATAAAAGATTGCGACAAGAGTTTCCACACAAGTTTGAAGAGTCTTCTGCTAAATCGAAGCCTCAACAAAAGGTGGCTTCGGCAGGCAGAGTAGCAGGTAATACCGGCTCAAAAAGACAAGTTAAGTTGTCGCCAGCAGAAGTTCAAATGGCAAAAAGATTAAACGTACCCTTAACAGAGTACGCAAAATATGTTAAAAGGTAATAGTTATGACTGAAAAAGATAACAACGAAATAAACAGAACACCACGTTCTGCCGACACTCGAGCTACTAAAGAAGCTCGCAAACCATGGAGCCCGCCATCAATGTTGGACGCTCCTCCTGCACCTGAAGGTTATACCTACAGGTGGATTAGAGCCGAAAATGTAGGTCAAGAAGACAGGAAAAATGTAACTGCAAGATTAAGCGAAGGTTTCGACCTAGTAAGATTGGAAGAGTTACCTGATAATTTCCAGGTCAAATTTGATTCTATACAAGAAGGCAAACATTCAGGAGTAGTAGCCCGTGGTGGTTTGCTTTTGGCAAAGATTCCTAATGAAACGCGTGAAGAGAGAAACTCCTACTATGCTGCACGTGCTCAAACCCAGCAAGATGCTGTGGACAATGATCTTCTTAGAGAGTCTGACCCTAACTCACCGATTTTAAAACCGGAGAGGTCAAGCAAAGTAACTTTTGGAGGTGGTCAACGTAGTTGATCATCAAAATTTTAATAACAAATATAAGGTGACTTATTATGGCTAACAAAAATGCCCCGTTTGGAGCAAGAGTAGTAGGTAAATTAGGTTCTGGTGTCGCTAATGGCGGTACAACAGAATACGAAATTGCCTCTGGTGCTTCAGGGAATATTTTTTCTGGCGATTTAGTAAAAATGACCAACACAGGTACTATTTTAGTAGCTGCTGCTGGTGATGAAGCTTTAGGTGTGTTTAGAGGTTGTTCTTTTACAAACTCTGCGGGTGAGACTGTTTTCAGTTCTTACTATCCTGATGGCACTGTATCGTCCGATATTAAGGCATTCGTAATAGATGATCCTGATGCTGTATTTGAAATTCAAAGTGCAGGTTCTCCAGCTCAAACTGATGTCGGTTTGAACGCTGATATTTCTTATACTTCTGGCTCTACCAAAACTGGTATGTCAGCAGTTGAATTATCAGGAACAACAGCAGCTACAACTGCTACGTTTAGAATCATGGGCTTTTCGAGTGACCCAGATAACAGTACAACAGGTTCAGCTAACGTGAATGTAATTGTTAAATTTAATGAGCATTTTTATGTCGATCCAACAGGAGTATAAATAATGGCAATTAATAGAGCGCAATTAGCGAAAGAATTAGAGCCAGGTTTGAATGCTTTGTTCGGCATGGAATATGCTAGATACGAAGCTCAACATACAGAAATTTATGAAACAGAAACTTCTGATAGAGCGTTTGAAGAAGAAACTCTAATCGTAGGGTTTGGTAATGCGGAAGTAAAAGCTGAAGGTAGCGGTGTCAGATTTGATACAGCTAACGAAGGTTATACATCTCGTTACACCCACGAAACAGTGGCTTTAGCATTCGCTTTAACTGAAGAAGCAGTTGAAGATAATTTGTATGACAGGCTAGGAGCAAGATATACTAAAGCATTAGCAAGATCTATGGCTAACACCAAACAGATCAAAGCAGCATCTGTTCTAAACAACGCGTTTAGTACAGCAGGTGGCGATGGCGTATCTTTAATTAACACTGCTCACCCTCTAGGGGGAGGCGGTACTTTAGCAAACAGAGCTACCACTATGGCGGATCTTAATGAAACTTCACTTGAAGACGCATTAATTAATATCTCTACATTAACAGATGATAGAGGTCTTAATATTGCTCTTAAAGGTGCAAAGCTCATTATTCCACCACAATTAGTGTTTGTTGCTGACAGATTACTTAACTCTCCAGGTAGAGTTGGCACATCTGACAATGACATCAATGCTATAAACAATACTGGTATGCTACCTGAAGGATATGTTGTAAATAACTATCTAACAGATACTGATGCGTATTTCATAAAAACTGACTGTCCAGATGGATTTAAGTATTTCGAAAGATCTCCAATGTCAACATCATTAGAGGGTGACTTCGATACAGGTAATATGAGATATAAAGCTAGAGAGCGTTATAGCTTCGGTTATTCAAACTTCAGAGCCGTTTACGGTTCTCAAGGGGCTTAAGGAACGATTTATTGTAGCGTTTCTAACTCAACTACAATTCTTAAGGGAGCTTCGGCTCCCTTTTTTTTGTTGATTCATTTTATTTTGAGGTGTAAACTCTAAGGAGTTTATAAATTAATTAGCTTAATGAGGGTCGATTTCGATTTCCATTAATACAAGTAAAGGAGTTCATAATGGCTAATCCACATTTTCAAAACTTAATATTATGGGCAGGTAATACTGTTGCAACTGAGCATAAGAAGAACCAACCCATGTTCGCACCATATCCATCAGATCAAACATTCTATATGTATCATAATGATTTTTTTACATATAGTTCTGGTGATTGGACTATTACAACTACTGAGGCTGGTACCGGTACTGCATCTGAAGCTGTAACATCTTCAGCAGGTGGAGCTTTATTGCTTACCAACGCTGCAGGTGATAACGACTTAGACTTTTTACAATTAAAAGGTGAAGCGTTTAAATTAAGCACAAGTAAGAAAGCATACTTCTCTGCTAGATTCAAAGTTAGTGATGCCACACAATCAGATTTTGTAATGGGTTTACAAATTACTGATGCAACACCATTGGCTACAACTGACGGTGTATTCTTCATTAAAGACGATGGTGATACAAATCTAGACTTTATTGTTGAAAAAGATAGCACATCAACTGATACTACAGCTATTCATACAATGGAAGACGATACTTTTGTTACAGTAACTTGGTTTATTGATCCAGATGCTTCAAAAGTATTTTATTCTGTAAATAATGCAGCACCAGTATCCGTAGTAAATACAAATCTACCAGATGACGAAGAACTTACAGTTTCTTTCGGTATTCAAAACGGTGAAGCAGCAGCTAAAACTATGACGATTGATTACGTTGTAGCAGCTGTAGAAAGATAGGAGTAAATTATGGCAGATACAGTAACATCACAAACAATTCAAGACGGTGAAAGAGTTGCTGTTATGAAGTTCACCAATGTATCTGATGGTACAGGTGAATCGGCTGTAAAAAAGGTAGACGTTTCTGCACTAACTACAAATAGTGCAGGAGAGTCTTGTACTTCTGTTTCTGTCGCTAGAATATACTGGGCTACAAGAGGTATGGGTGTAAACATTGAATTTGATGCTACATCTAACGTGCTATTAACTGGTTTACCAGCAGACAGCACAGGTGATGAGTATTATGATTTATTTAGTGCTATACCTAACAACGCTGGTTCCGGTGTTACTGGTGATATTGACTTTACGACTGTGGGACATTCAAGCGGAGATACATACTCTATTATTCTAGTTTTAAATAAAAACTATTAATGAATGGCCACGGCAAGAAGTAGAAGACAAAAACCTATAGCCAGAACAACAGGTAAAGGTGGTAATTACCGCCCCACTAAAAAAGGGGCGGGAATGACCCGTAAGGGCATTAAAGAACACAGAAGAAAAAATCCTGGCTCTAAGCTCAAAGGAGCTGTTACAGGTAAAGTTAAGAAAGGATCTAAAGCAGCAAAAAGACGTAAATCTTATTGTGCAAGATCACTTGGGCAACTAAAACGTAGCTCTGCAAAAACAAGAAACGATCCTAATTCAAGAATTAGACAAGCAAGAAGAAGATGGAAGTGTTAGATGGCAAAAGCTAAAAGCGGTGGCAAAATATGTCCAGCAGGCAAAGCCTGGGCAAAAAGAACTTTTGATACATACCCAAGTGCATACGCCAATATGGCTGCATCTAAGTATTGTAAAGATCCAAACTACGCGAAAGGTAGTAAAAAAAGAAAGAAAAAAGCAAATGGTGGTTTTGTCTCTATAAGAGGTCAAGGTATTGTTATGCCTAACAGGAGAAGATAGTGGGACAGTTAGAAGCATGGAACAAAGCAAAATGGAAACGCATTGGAACAGATGGTTCTATCTTAGGAGATTGTGGAACAAGCAAAGATAAAAAAAACCCAGATAGATGTTTACCAGAAGCTAAAGCTAGAAGTTTAAGTAAATCAGAAAGAGCTGCAACTGCAAGAAAAAAGAAACGTGCAGGTGCAAAAGGTAAAACAGTGGTAGCAAACACAAAAAAAGCAAGAGTCACAGCAAGTCGAGGAGGACCTATGAATAAAAATAAAGCAGACTTAAATAAAGATGGTAAGTTATCCTCATACGAGGAAGCTCGAGGCAGAGCTATAGAGAAAGCTATGGCAAAACAAAATAGAGTCAAAAAGAAAAGAGGTGGTTTTATAGCTAAAGGTTGTGGTAAAGTTATGAATAACCGCAGAAAAGTAACCACTATAAGCTAGGAGAAATTATGCCAAAGAAAAAATCTGAGGATCCAAAATTACAAGCAAGGTTAAACGCTAAGGTAAGACCAGACGAGCCTGTTAAAGATGAGCGTATTCTTTACAATATGCCAAAGAAAAAGGCTCCTGCCAAAAAAACTACTGCTAAAAGAGGCAGACCGAAAAAAGGAACAAAATAATGAAATACGGAAAAAACAGTAAAAGTAGTTCAATGATGAAAAAATCTAAAGGTGGCAGCATTATGAAGAAGTCTAAAGGCGGAAGCATTATGAAAAAATCAAAAGGTGGAAGCATCATGAGAATGTCTAAAGGTGGATCTGTAGTAGCTGGAAACGCAAACAGAAGAAGACAGAATCACAGTTAGCCAGTGGCTTATCTAATAAGTAATATACCCCATTTTAAATGCTGGGTAAGAAGGGAATTTACTAACAATCACGAAAACTATCATGATGAGTATTTGCACGCATTAGCCATTGCTGTAAACACAATTCCCGATAGATCTCTTAGCTTTCAAGTAGTTTTTACAGGCGAAGAAGCTAAGTGTGAAGATTGGGACGAAGGTAACATACATGGTGGTGCAATGTGGGCTAGGATGCCTATACAAGGTCTTGTAGCTGATATTCCTATGGAGGACTATCCAGAACCTATGGAAGATCATTTAGTACAACCCTGGGATTGTGAATCAAGAGATCATTCTGTAGTTGTTATGGATAGGGTTAGTTCTTCGCCATGGTTAGCAAAAATAGGTACTGATTTTTATAAAGCTAAATATTTATTTACTGTAGATTATACAAATTCACATATTGCAGATGATTCTGCACAACACAAGCAATCTCATGTATTATATATAACAGAAGATTGTAAATGGAAAGGCAACTTGGTTGCTTTACCAAACAACAGAGTAAGGGCTACGAGTCCTGCTTTGTGGGTTACAGGCGAAGGACCTCCAGACTTTAAACCCTCTCAATGGGTTCATTCTGCTGAAGGTCATGAAAGCTATTTAGACCCTGCAATTACATTTAATAACCTATACGAGGAATAAATGGCATTATCAGGTAGCACAGATTTTGAACCAAACGTAGCTGAGTTTGTAGAAGAAGCATTTGAAAGATGTGGACTAGAACTTAGAACTGGTTACGATTTAAAAACAGCTCGTAGATCTATCAATCTAATGTTGGCTGAATGGGCTAATCGTGGTCTAAACCAGTGGACAATAGAACAAGCAACACAGACAGTTACTGAAGGTACTTCTAGCTATTCTTTAAATTCTAATGTTATTGATGTTTTAGATGTAGTCTTACGCAGAACTGTAAACCAAACACAAACTGATATAAGCATGAATCGTATCAGTAGATCTGAATATATCAACATACCAAACAAAGAAACAAAGGCTAGACCATCACAATTCTTCTTTGATAAATTAACAACACCAGCATTGAAGGTCTGGCCTGCACCTGAAAACAGCACTGATATACTAGTTTTCAACAAGTTAGTAAGAATGGATGATGCCGATAAAGCAACAAACACAATGGATATGCCATTTAGGTTTTATCCTTGTTTTGTAGCTGGTTTAGCTTATTACTTATCACTTAAGAAAAACCCACAACTTACACCACAACTAAAGGCTATATACGAAGAAGAGTTCCGTAGAGCTGCTGATCAGGATGAAGACAGAGCTTCATTTAGAATCAGACCAGATATTAGGATGAGATAATATGGCCTACGCTTTAGGTAAATTTGCACGGGCTTTATGCGATAGATGTGGTTTTGAATATAAGCTAAGTCAACTTAGAGAAGAATGGAATGGTGCAAAAGTCTGTTCAGAGTGTTACGAGCCAAAACACCCACAACTAGAACCACTCACGGCTACAGCAGATCCTGAAGCATTATACAAACCAAGACCTAATAACGACCAGGAAGAAGGAGAAGGATTTGTAGTGGTAGTAAACTCTAATATATTTAAACCTGATTTTATGAATCCAGCGACATTACCTGCTAACTTTACAGTAGCTAAGATGACAGGTGAATTAGGTGAGGTTACAATAGTTACATGACACTAGCAGAGTTAAAAACATTAATACAAAACTATGTAGAAAATTCAGAAACTACATTTGTTAACACGCTTGATGATTTTATCAAAAATGCTGAAGACAGAATCTTTGAACTAATACAGCTTGATTACTTTCGTAAAAACGTAACTGGTTCTTTGACTGCTGGTAATACTTATCTAACCGCACCAACAGACTTCCAAATGTCATTTTCACTAGCTGTTATTGATAGCAACGGTGATTACCATTATTTAGATAAGAAACACACTACATTTATGCGTGAATACTCAGCAGATCCTACAGACGCTACTGAAAGAGGTAGACCACTATATTACGCAGATTTTGATAAAGAACTCTCTACAGCGTCTGACAATGGCTCTACACTTATTGTCAGCCCAGTACCAGATCAAGCGTATAACGTAGAATTACACTATCTTTACAAACCAAATTCATTAGTTACAGACACTACAGGAACTTGGCTTTCACAAAACGCTAGAAATGCTTTATTATATGGTTCATTAGTAGAAGCTAATATATTTTTAAAGGGTGAAAGCGATATGCAACAGCAATACGAGCAACGCTTTTTACTAGAAATAACTAGATTGAAAAATCTTGCAGAAGCTCGCGGAAGGAGGGATGAATACCGTTACGATTCTTTGAGGTCAACGGTATCGTAAAAAATACATGGAAAAAATTGAAAGTCTGAAGGGTAAATCAGTTGCCATCGTTGGCATGGGTAAAAGCTGGTTTGATTATAATCTTGCAAAATCACACGGAGTTCACTTTGATGAAGTCTGGGTAATTAATGGTGTTGGTTCTGTAATCTATCACGATAGGGTATTTATGATGGATCCTGCATCCAGGTTCTTAGATACTGATGATGCTGGTGGTCAAACAGAAAGCATGAAAAAAATGCTTAAAGAACACGAAGGTCCTATTTACACTTGTGAATTAGATGATA